TACTAGGTGAGATAGGGACGCTTCTCGCCCTGAGTTCCGGGGGTTAACAGGGTAAACAACTCGGTCAACATGTACACGATGCTATTCGTGCTCGCGTCGTGGCGCTTACATGGGTGTTGAAGTCTCTATCACGTGCGTAAGCCCTGGACTACCGACAGGCAGCCCCACCTAGTTGTGCAACACTGACCGGGAACCCCCGTTTTTGACCAACGTACATTGGTAGAAAGGGAAGGACACGTTATGTCGGATATATTAGAACAACCTAGTTTACCTATACCATCAGATTTCGCTGTGCTGAACACGAGCGGGTTTCCTTGTAACTGCTCTAGTTGTAAGACTATAAGAGTAAACAGACTTGGAACTCGTTACGGCCTAGTTGATGTCTACGGGCATCCCTTTGTGCTCAAGCGGTACCAAGAAGCGTCATCCGGACACACCCACGCGAAGGAACGTTGGGACCTACGACTTCTCAAGATGAAAGTCATTCCGGACTGGCTTCGCGAATTCTGCAAACTACCAGTAGACAAGACCGAGAACGAGAAGACAGGACGTATTCCGCCGTGTGTCTACAAGTTCGTTAATCCAGACGAGATGATGGAGATCACACGCGCAATGTGTGACGACGCACACAAGCGAGTCCACAAGTAACATCGAGGTTGCGAGACAATAGAGTGATGACCACAACTGTCTCGCAATGGGATGCAGTATCTAAGACTTCCTCGTGCAGAGGGTATTGTTCACCGTCCCAATGCACGGTCCCCCCTGGAAGTCAAAGATTACTGCATCCCTTTTTTTGTCTAGAGTGGGTACGGTTTTTTGACATTTGACAATACCGTAACATTCTGCTACTATATAATTGTTGGTGACGAGAGGAGTACATTAGATGTCGGCAGTGGTTACACTCGATGTACCACCCAAACAACGAACACAGACCTACAAACAAATCCCAATCACAGTCACGTTTCAAGTTCCCACACGTACATGGCACTGGCAATTCCCGATGAAAATCGAACACATTGTCAGCGGTGAGGCACACGACATGAACGTAGCCTTCACTAAAGCCAAGAGACGGATCGACGAATTGGGACTAGGCAAATGACGGACATTGCGCAAGACGCCGAGGGAACACAACCCCCCGACTTCATTACACGACAAGACATCACGGAGATGTCTGACGACGAGATCGATGCTCTGCTCGTACCGATCAGAGAACGTCGTCTCAAGATGGCAGTGCTGCACAGACAGGCACTGGAGTTAAAAGAAGAAAAGGCACGCGGCAAGGCACGAGAGAAGCTTGGAGATCAAATTCGAATGCTGGAGAAAGAACTAGCTTCGATGGACAAGCTGATCGAGAAGCTTGACAAACGCGTGTTGAACATTCGTGCTCTGAGACTGGAGATTGAAGGATGACGCAGAACATTTTGGAAGAAGACAAGCTTGATCCTCGCGATGTTTCCATTCAACAGGTGATGGAACAGATCAAGTCAAGCTTGACACGAGAGCATGTCGAGACCCTGGAGATCATGGGCCGCGAGATGCGAGACAATCCCACACTGGCGTTCGAGTATCTCGTACATCAGCACAACAATCTCAGTCGTCTCTTTGGACAACTCTGCAATGCTATGGGCCTGAGCATTGTTGAGAAGAAGGAAGACAAGGGGGCGCTGAACTAATGGCTGTTAAGGCATCTGAAATCAGGCTGCATTGCCAAGGCAAGGCAGACCCTGCCATCGTCACGTTTCTCTGCGCACTTGCAGAACAGCATCAAGCGCTCACTCAGTCGATGATTGAAATGAGCAATATGCTGGACAAGATGATGGATGTACTCGTTAGTATGACGCAGGCAGTGGGCGGCGTACGGGACGAACTTCACAAGAACATTCTTGGCCGAGAGAAGTCAGCCGTCGACATGGTGCGACGAACGAACGAACCCGGAGCGGATTGGAAGGAGCCTGATACGAAGTGAGAGGGATTAAGGAAGTCCAATTTCGACCAACGGACGTTGATCGAGACAAAGACCTTCCTACCTTCGACAACACCAAACTCACCGCCATCAACACTTGTCCTACCTGGGGTCTACTTCGTTATGAACATCACAAAGCGATGCCAGGAGCAGGCAGAGCTATGGCACTGGAAGCGGGTAGTGCTATGCATGATGTGTTCGCTGCTGTCCGCCTTTGGCAGTTACGCTTTGTGCAAGGCCACACTGACTTGTTCGAGTACCACGGCAAACGTCTCTTTGGCCCACAACGCTGGGAGAGAATGACAGAGTTTCTCGTCACTGATGGTGGCGATGAAACAGAACGACTGAACTTCTGTCTCGAAGCACTCTACACTAACGGCTTCCACGACGATCCAGGCGACAGACGACGCACTGTTCGTAACCTCGAAGAATGCGCCATACGGTACATCGCAGAGTACGAGTGGACACGTAGGCCCGTGTGGGTAAGGGCACCGCACGATCCGACGTCAGATGTCGGCATCGAAGTACCTTTCGATATCGTCATCACGTTCATCTTCGAGAACGAAGACGAGTTCTCTATTCGCTTCGTCGGTAAGATGGATGGTGTTCATGTAGAAGACGACGAGACTGTTGTCATCGAAGAGAACAAGACGGCATCTCGTCTAGGTGATGCATGGATGCAATCGTTCGAAATGTCCTCGCAAGTCACGGGGTACGCGATGGCGATTGCACTATGGGTACAACAGCCCGTCAACAAGGCTATTGTCCGAGGCGTGGCGATACCACTACCGAAGACATATGACTACGGAGGCGTCGTTGCTGTACCTGTTAAACGCGAGCAGCATCACTTCGAACATTGGCTTAATTGGGTCAGACATACAGTGTTCGAAGTGTGGTTACCGTACAAAGATGACGTCATTCACGCCCCACGATACACACACAGTTGCAATCGTTACTTCCGACCCTGCTCCATGTTGCCCTTCTGCGCCGTTCCTGACGATGAGAAGGAACAAGTCTTGAGTGAGATGGAGTACAAACCCTGGAGCCCACTACATGAGGAGCATGAGAGCAGCGAATGACAACACCGACTAAGATCGTTCTCGGTGGAATGGAGTTGAAGACATCAACGTCCGTTGATGAGAAACGACCATTCTCGATGGTACTGTGGGGTAAAAGTGGTTGTGGAAAAACTACTCTCGCGGCAACCGCTCCTGGACGGAAGCTCTGGATACTCTTTGATCCGGGAGGAACGGATAGCATTAATAACTTCATCAACAGAGGAGAAGTGGTCGTACTTGACACGACGGATAAGCCTAACGCGATTGTTGAACGGTTCATCAACGAGAACCCTCTTGGACTAGAGCAGTTCCTTGATCAGAACCCTGACATCGAGACGATAGTATTCGACAGCACGACTTCGTTCAGAGAGCGTTGTCTGCAACATGCCCCGGTCAAGGGCAAAGCTATCGCAGTCGATGATCCAGGCCAAGCTGGTTATGGATACCGTAACAGGTGGACACTAGGAGCAGTGTTCCACATGCTACGGCTCGCACAGAAGAAGAAGCGGAACGTCATCTTCATCGTACATGAGGATGCTCCAGACAAGGACACCAAAGGGCAGATTGTCTCTATCTCCATGCTCCTCGGTGGCTCTCTTGTCGAAGAGGTTCCGCTAAACTTCTCAGAAGTGTGGCACATGAAAGACAGCGGCGGCAAGCGGTCTATTGCAGTCCGTCCGTATGGCTTCTATTCGCCAATGAAGACACGTATGTTCAAGACCGATAAAGGCACGGTGTTTGATTGGAACTACAATGCAGACACCGATGTTGGACTTCGGCTTTCACATGTCTATGACAAGTGGAAGACGGCTGGATACGAGAAAATCTCGTTACCCTCGGCAACAGTAGCACAGGAGAAGAAGTAATGGATCGTAATCACATACAAGGAGCAGGTACTCTCGGTCATCCTGAGAAGTACAACTTCGGAGCAGATCAGGCAAAACAGGTCAACAAGGCAGAAGCACAGCCTCCCGCTAATCCGTATCTCTCCGCATTCGTCTCCGGCATCATCGTCGCTACACGTAACGCCAGTCACGTTGTCACCGACATCCGTAACACGAACAAGCTTATGACTTGTCTCACCGAAGATGCCAAGCGAGAACTGGCGAAAGAAGTCTACAACACTGTTGTAGAACTCCGTAGCCTCGCAGACCAGCTTCTCTCAGAGAGCGTCAAGCTCACGCGGACCCTCTAACTACCTATAGTAGTTAACACAAGTACATTGCCACTAGATACAGTGGCTTGACCTTATCCCTCGTTGTGATAGGGTCACTTCCCTTTCATGTACATTCAGAGAGTAGAGAAATGAGCGAAGAAGCCCTTCCTTCGATTGTCGAGTTCAGCGAAGACCTGTCCACGCAGGAGGCTCCGAACCCTCTGCCCATCGGCAAGTATCGCGGAACTGTTCGTGCAGCAGAAGTCAAGCTGTCTCAGAAGGACAAGAAGTACGGTGCAGTGACCTACTTCATCTCTCCTGACCAGTATCCGGCTGACTACACGGACGGCAATCCGGAGGGAACCACGCTGGTGTACCGCCGTCTTGGTCTCGAAGACAATCCGCAGGCCCGGTTTGGTGCCCGCAAGTTCTGCGAGATGCATGGCGTCGTGCCGTCTCGATCCATCGATATGAACTCCTTCGTTGGCACCGAGGCCCTCCTGCATATCAAGCATGAGCCGTACGAGGGTATCCAGCGGGCAGTCATCGACAAGGTGTCTGCCGCTTGAGACAAGCTATTGTGGTGGCCGTCCTCATTAGTGTCATACTAATAGTGGCCGGCTCCATTCTGGTCAGTCTCTAAAAAAGTGACGGGGTTGGTACTTTTCTCTAGCCAACCCCGTCCTGTTTTGGTACATAGAGATTGTCAATCGTGTTCACTTATAGCCCCGGAGATGAAAGTGGCTGAGACCGTTAAGAAGACCCGTAAGCCCCGTGACCCGAATGCCGTTCGCAAGGCCCGTCCGCTCTATATCGCTTTTCGTCTGAACGAAGAGGCGAAGGGCGGCGTTGAGTTCCTGACGGTTTCCCGTAACCCGAAGGACGTGCTCGACGCGATGGAGAAGGGCGCCAGCTACGCGAAGATCGAGGCGGAGTAAGGTTCGTCCTACTGCAACTTGATCGGAGGGGCGGCGCCTACGGGGAGTAGGCGTCGCCTTTTTCTTTTCGGAGTGACAATGACCGAGTACGATCCGAGACTTCAACTAGTCATTCCGCTTCCTACGAACATTCCACGGGCACGCGGTATTCATGCTACGAACCGTTACGCAGATGCACTACAAGTACGAATGTCAGCAGCAGACAGGAAACTTATCGGAGATGAAGCTGCACTACTAGGCATGTCACCATCGATGTTCACTCGTTGGTGCGCTGTCTATGCAGCAGAAGCACTACGGAGGCTCAGAGATGGAGAACAAATTCATGTTGACCCTTGACCAACTCTTTAACGCCCGTTTCAACACGCCATTTGGCAATGCGCAGGCTGCACAGTTTGCGCTTTGGAACGTCCAACGTACGTTGGACAGAAAGGACAAAGAGTGGAACTCGACGGAAAGCAGCAAGAAGCAATCAGCCGTTGCTGCGACGTAAAACAACGGGTGGTGCCGGTTACTGGCAAAGCTGGAACCGGTAAAACCACCATTATGAAGAGTGTGTACGATGCCCTCACAGAAGCTGGATACAACGTTGCACTCGCTGCGCCTACGGGAAAGGCAGCGAAAAGAATTCAAGAAGCAACAGGAATATCTGCTACAACGTTTCATCGACTACTCGAATTCACCCATCCCGGAGAACGAGACGAAAAAACAGGGAAGCCTTACGGTTTCAGTTACCCTCGAAGGAACAGAGAAAACCCTCTGGAAATCGATGTTGTGCTCGGAGACGAGTACGCAATGGTCAACCACGAAAATCATCGGAACATTTTCGATGCGCTTCCTCCGGGAGGTAGCATCCGAGTTTTCGGTGATGTCAACCAGCTTAAGCCGATCGAGAGTATCTCGACACTTTCGGCTAAGCCTAGTCCTTTCTCCGATCTGCTCGAACGGTTCAAGGGAATTGTCCTTGACACAAACCATCGACAGAATGCAGGTTCTGGCATTGCGGAGAATGGCGAAAGGATCATTAAGGGTTTCTGTCCTGTCCGTCGTCCCGACTTCGACATCCACATAACAGACAGTCCTGTTCGTGTACTCGAAGACAAGTGCATGGAACTTCTCTTCGATCATGGTATCAGCTTCGCTACAACTGATAACCAGATCATCACTCCGTCTAACAAATCCTGGGTCGGTACGCAGAAGCTCAATGCAGCTTTGCAGCGTGTCTACCAGCCACATGAAGATGGCTGGCATGACATTCCACGTCATAAGTGGATCAAAGAGAAGATGCGTATGCGTGTCGGCGACAAAGTAGTCGTCACGCAGAACCAGTACGATCTAGGAGTGTTCAATGGTGAGACTGGACTGGTCGAGGAAATCACTGAGTACGGCGAAATTGCCATTAATCTTGGCGATCGTACTGTGGTTATCCCTCCTGTTCTCGAAGTCACTCTACGAAATGGTGCAACAACTACTGTCGATCCTCGAAAAGATATCGATCTGGCTTACGCTCTAACGACGCACAAGACACAGGGTTCTGAATACAAACGCGTCATCTATGTCCTCAACAGTTCCACCTTCTTTGTCCAGACACGCTCCAACTTCTACACTGCCGTCACTCGTGCAAGAGAGCACGCGTCAGTGATTACTGATGCGAAGTCATTCCAGTACTCTGTGACGAGTACGAAGACAAAGGAGTTCAAGAAATGAAGACGCATCCGCATCGGGTCATCTTTCTCAATGGCCCTCCTCGTTGTGGCAAGGACTTCGGCGCCGGTCTTCTGTTGAAAGAACTGTTCCGCAGTCGTACTGCTAAGTTCTCGCAACCGTTGAAGAGAGCTATTGCAGAGCAGTTTCAGTTGACTGACGAGGAACAGAAGTACCTCGAAGCCAATAAAGACACGCCGCAGAAGTTGCTCAACGGTTATACTTATCGTCAGGCTCAGATCAATCTATCTGAGCACCACATGAAACCACTCTACGGTGATGATGTCTTCGGACAAATCCTCCGTCGAGTGCTTTCTCGAAAGGTGGGACTGGCAGCACATGACTATACTATCATTTCTGATAGCGGTTTCCGTTCGGAAGCCGAGCCTGTGGTGTCTACTTTCGGTGGACACAATTGCCTTCTCATTCGTCTCAGTCGACCTGGGACTTCGTTTGAAGGCGATAGCAGGACATACATTAACTTGGATGACCTTGGTGTTCATTCGGTTGATATCGTAAACATGTTGGAGCCCGAGATGTACGTGCTCCAATTGATGAAGAGGATCGAAGCAGTATGGCCGGACACGAAGAAGGACTGAACGCCTGTCCTCATTGTAAACGGCCATACCCTCGTCGATCTGCATACCAGAAGTACACTGAAAACGATGTCAAACGTGTCGTCGACATGTACGAACACGGGCTCAGTACTGCCTACATCGCAAAGCAAATGAAGTGTCCACTAGGATCTGTCTATTGGATACTGAACAAGTCTGGTATCCCCCTCAGAGGAGGTAAACGTGGCAAGCAATGCGGGTGAACTCCTTCGAGAGGTACAAGCAAGAGCCGACATGGCCAGCATGAAGATTGAAGTACCGTCATTCGGTAACTTCAATTCTGACACTGCCATTGTCGGTGAGTACCCAGGAGAGTACGAGTTCATGCAGAAGATGCCGATGGTAGGCAACACCGGCAAACTGTTGTTCAATGTACTACAGAAACAGGGGATTACTAGACAACATGTCTGGACAACCAATGTTATCCGACATCGAGTTACGAAAGCCGATGGTCATGGCGAGAGTGAGAAACTCAGTATCTCA